AGGCAGCAAATGGTTGGGGCAATGAGAAAAAGCAACCCCTGCTCATAGGACTTGGATCTATTTCGGGTTACTAGGGTTCCGTTGATATGTGAAGCTAGAGTAGGGGGTACCGGTCAACCGCCTCCGCGTTGAAAACAACAATCTCTTTAGAATAGATGACTGGGCTACTCGGATGATGCTCTCTCATGTTCACCGTGCATACGGTGAATTATGACCAGTTAATCTGGATGATACTAATGCAAAGAAACAGTTCGTTGATGAACGAAGTGAAATCAACAGACTTGCTACGCAAGTCTTTAATCGTCTAAGTTGGTATCTGGCCAATCTCTAAACAATGCGTGTTGAATAGTGCCTGAAACAAACTTATTGAATGATTTGTGTTTCTGTTCGAGTTCGCCTTTGAGTGGTGCAACTCTTTTGAAAGCACTGTCCATTTGACCCATGTCTTTGAACTCCATGAGTATCATCCATTCGGGCATGTCTGCAATTGAACGGAATCCCATCTTGCAACGAGTGATTCTGTATGATTCCATCTTGCCTTCAGAGATCAAATGATCAAAGAAACTTTTCATTCCGTTCACCCAGTCTAAGTCTGTGATGTCGCCTTCTTTGTCTGCCCAAATTGTATATAAGTCTGCCATGTTTACTCCAGTGGTCCTAGTATTTCAAATCCCGCCATATCGGATTTGTACAGGTGTGCTTGCTCAAGGTACAGGTATTGGAACCCGCGTTCCTTGTAGATAGCACACTCTGTTTTCATTGTTTCTATGCCCAAACGTAGCTTTGGGTTGTTGTAGTTCCATGCAAATTGATCGCACAGTGCATTGTGATCATCGTAGCGTTTGATTAAACTGAATGCAACCAGCCGATCTTGATCATAGTAACCAATAACATCGGTCATTGGATCTGTGTATCGACTGTCAAATATAGGCATCACACTTGCAAAATGTTTGTATTTGCAGTAGTCTCTGTAGATTGTGTTCAGTTGTTTGATGTTGGGTTCACGCAAGTACTCCCACTTTACTGTTGGTGTGTAGTTGGTCTGACTGAGATCAATTCGTGCAAACTGATAGCTCATCTTGGATCCTTGCGATGTTCAAACAGTCCTACAAGATACTGTTCTGGCCAGTTGTGGTAGAATCCTTTCTCAGCCATTGTTTGAGCTTTGGCATCAAGATCGCTGAGACTCTGCACCAATGCCAAAGCATAAGTTCCTTGATTCATGCAAACACCGTTGACCATTTCCACATCTGTGGGGTGATCCTCAAGTGCAAGGATATTGTTTCGCAGTAAAAATTCTTTGTTGGCAATTTTTAAACTGTCACTGAACAACTCGTATGGCCATTCCACTGGATCATACGCATAGATTATCACTTCCCAGCGGCCCATACCCCACCGAGCTTGATTCTTCAAATCAAAATAAGGATGCACACCCAATCGTACATCGTAGCTTTTTTTCATGCGTGCTGAGCGTGCATACGGACAAGGAGCCCAGCCGCCAAGAGCCGGATGTGGAACTTCTACAAAGTTCACAATCCACTGTTCGATATCATGCGTGACTGTTTCTATATCCATTAGAAGAAAGGCAATCCAGATTTCTTGGTAGTTTCAATGTTGTCTTTGGCCAGTTCGGCAATCATTCGTCGTTCGTTGCTGCTGAGTTGTAACACTTGTTCGTAAGTGATGCCACCACGCATGTGCCAGGCCAATTTGAATCCTTCTTCACGAATGGAATTGGCCTCCTTTTCCATGCCTTCAATCATGTCATTGATTTGTTCTGCGCTTGCGGTTAGGAGGCGGCGCCGAAAAAATTTGCTGTATCCAAAGTAAAGTTTTGTTCGTATTCGTGTTCGCAATTGGAACATTTCATTTTTATTGGTTTGAATTCGTCATAGGTACGAATTTTGATTGCATGATCTCTAATCTCGCCGTACAGTTGACGATCACAATTCATTAGAAAGTCTTCAATAAAATCTGGTTCGGACACCAGAGCTTGCGGGGTCTTAATTCCGACAATGCTACTTGTGATGGCTTTTACTGTGATCTTGGTGATGGCTTGAATAGCGTCGTTTAGCAATTTGGTTTTTTGTTCTTCAGTCAAATCTGAATTTGGCAACTGTGCTAACACACGTTGTTGTTCAAATTGCAGTAGGTTGATTTCAGTTTGCTTTTCGTACACAACAGACTGGAAGTAAATTTCAAGATCACCGTGCTTGACAGACTCTGAAAAGTTTGTTGGTTCTAAGGTATCTAATAGATTTTTTAGATCCATATCAAAATTATTTTCTGTAGAACATTTTTCACAAGTGGTATCAACTGCCATCATTGGGCCATAGCTGGCAATGCGGATGGCGGTGAGTATGGTGTTGAGATCGCAGTTGGGCATTTGCCACGCATTTTTAATACTGGGTATGCAACTTTGTACCACACTCACAATAGCTGCTCCATTGAACAGTGCATCTGGGGTGCGATAGGTAATTTCGTCCATGGCAGTCATGGGTAATATTGGCAGTTCTCGATTGACTGGCATGTCTATGCTGCCGGGTGGCCAAAATTGCCCATCACTGGGCAAGCGAATGTAAATGGCAGGTTGACGAAAAAACGCTCGTAGCGGGTTCAAAGATTGGGTCATTTTTTTACCTATAAATATACTTCTACTTATAGGTGATAACTCATGGCCACAACAATTGATGAATCAGCAGACCGAAGCAATGATGCACTAGAACGATTAGCTGCCTCAGCAGAACGGGCGGAACGAGCCTCTGAACAAGTTGCTATAGCAAATATGAACGAGGCTGCGGTAACCAAACGACTGGCGGCTGAAGAAAAAGCAGCCGCCGATGCGGCTGCTCGGTTCAAAGCCAAAATGGACACTGGAACTGCGGCGGTTGGAGCATTGGCAGACTCGTTTATTACCTACAACAAAGAAGTTTACAAAGGTTCCAGTGCTAATCAAGCCGCTGCTGCCAGCATAGAAAAAATGGGCGAAGCTGCCAAGTATGCAGGTGCTTTTCTAGCGATTCTAGTGCCTGGTGGACCAGTAGTTAAAGCACTGGTTGCTGGACTAGGATTGCTAACTGCTAAACTACTAGAAGCCGGTGCTGAAGTAGCAAGACATACTGATGAAGTTTACAAAGCCTATCAAGACATGGCTAAAATTGGTGCCACTGGTGCAGGTGGCATGCAAGATGTGTTTAACAGTCTACAAAAAGTAGGATTGGGTACACAAAAATTTGGAGAGTATCTCAAACTCGTAAACGACAATTCTAAAGATCTAGCATTGTTTAGTGGCACTGTATTACAGGGCCGCAAGATGTTTGAGAACACCATGGCATCTTTGTCTGTTCAGCAAAAAGAACAGATGGAGTTAATGGGCCTAAACGATAGTGCTAGAGCTGAAGTCACAATGGCTTACATCAAGCAGCAACGCTTGTTGACCCTGGGCACTAAAACGCAGATGGATACCAGCAGTACGGCTGTGATGAGATATATCAATGAGACTGATCAACTTACACGCATTACCGGACTAAATCGCCAAGAACAAGAAAAAGCCTTAGAAATAGCAATGGCCAATGAGGCGTTCCAGGCTACTATTATAGACATGCAGGAAAGAGGCCTTCACGAAAGTGCAGAAGTAGCTAAAAAAATGCATGCTGTGGCATATTCTATTAGCCCTGAAAAAGGAGCTCAATTTGCAGCAAGTCTGTCAGAATTTGGCGCAGCTACTAAGTTAGGTGGTCAGGCGTACATGTCCTCGGCCGGCGAAAGTGCTGAAGTATCAAGAAAACTACTTGCTGGCGAGATTAGAACGTCCGAGCAAGGCATAGCTGCCACGGAAAGCCTGTTTAAGGCTTACGGCAAAAATACAGAAATGTTCCGAAGCCAGGCAGCAATGAGCAACTACGGCGAGTCTATGGGCAATTTTCGCGATGATGTTGCTGCGGGAGCTATGGCAGCAAACGGCCTTGTGAAAAATTTTGAAAAAGCAGGAAAAGATCTTGCAGACGCTAAAACTACTGATCCCCTAGCCAAAGCACAAGCCAAGACTGCGGTAGAAACTCAACAACAGCAATTGCTGTTGCAGTTAAAACTTAATGAGTTGATGCCTGGGTATATTAAAGAACTGGGCGACGCATCAACTGCAAACAGAAAAATATCAGATGATATTGATAAGAATTTATTGCCAGAATTTAAAAAACTAACAGATGCGTTGAAACCATTGGGCACTGAATTGTTGCATATTGCACAAACAGTGTTACCATCCATGACAACAGTTATTGGATCATTAACAACTGCTGTTAAAGGACTAGCTGATTTTCTCAATTGGTTTAACGGCGATCAGAAAAAAGCATCTGTTAAGGCACTTGAAGGAGTAGCAAAAGATGGCGGTTCAGCACAAGTCACTGGTGCAGTAGGGGGAGCAGCAGCAGGCGCCGGAGCTGGTGCTATTGCTGGAGGTCTTCTTGGAATATTAGGTGGTCCACCAGGCATGCTACTTGGGGCAAAAATTGGGTCCGTAATTGGCACTGGATTAGGATCTTGGATTGGTCGGAATTATGGAGAAGAAGCAGAAAAAAATGTTGCCAACCCATTGGCTACCACACCGGGCACTACCACACCGGGCACTACCACACCGGGCACTACCACACCGGGCACTACCACACCGGGCACTACCACACCTGCTACGGCTGCTACATCGGCTACCGTTCCTGCACCAGGTACTCCTGTTCAAGCCAAAGCTGTTGGCGGTCCAGTTTCGGCCAAAACACCATACCTAGTGGGCGAAGAAGGCCCGGAACTTTTTGTTCCCAGCATGGCCGGCGACATTGTGCCCACTGGTCAACTGCAAGGCACTAGCGGAGCAGCACTAAAACAAAGCGCCGCAATTGAAAATTTAGTAAATCAAATTGTGCTGGACACAAAAGTTCTGCAGAAAACCGCTAATGTAGATGCAGAGGGTTCAAAAGATCACAGCACAGAACTTAAAACTCAGCGTGAAAAAATTTACAACGCTGTCAAAGACATTGCTGCGAACAGTATGGTACTAGACAGTATCACCAAGACCGATCTTAAACGAGCACAAGACTACAGTATTTTTTACAAGGGATTCATTGATACCAAGACCAAGTATGAAAAAGAGCAACTTGATGTAATAAACTATCAAATGACCGAAGGCAGTGCTGGAGGCAGTGCTGGAGGAGGAGGCAGCGGCACAGGACTAAAAATGCCCAGCATGCCGGGTATTGCTGGCATGGGCGGCGGGCAAGGTATTCAGGCCACTCGTCAAGATGACTTGAAAAAATTAGGATTGAACATCAAAGAAGGCGATGTGCAAGCCGAAGGTGCAGGAGTAAGCCCAAAACTGATTGAGCTGGCCCGACAAATACAAAGTGGTGTGCCTGGTTTTGGTCATTTTAGTGCTTTTAACGACAAGTTCCATCAAGAAAAAGCATCTGGCAGTGAGCATGCTAAAGGACTGGCATTGGACTTTACTGTGGCTCAACAGCCCAGTGTAGAAGACGGCAAAGCCATAACTGATTGGCTCAAAGGCCTAGGTGCCAGTTTGGCCATTGACGAATACAATAATCCCAGTTCACGATCCACAGCAGGACATTTCCATGCACAAATTCCTGGCTTTGAAGAAGGCGGAATGTTGGGTGCAGGCAAAGTAGGCATTGCAGGCGAAGGTGGAAAACCAGAATTGATATCTGGACCAGCCAGTATTACCCCAATGAATGACTTAATGGGTGCATTAAACAATCTCAATGCTGTGATGGAACGAAGTCATAATACATTGTCTGAAATTGCCAGAATCAGCAAAGCCACCAGTGACTCCAGTGCTAAGATGCTGTCGTATGCACAGAACTAACGGTAAATAAACAACCATGGCAGATAAAAACAAACCCGGCTGGCGCAAGTATTTCAAGGTAGCAGACACTACCGGAGTGATGAGTCCAATTTCGGGCACTAACCAGTTTGGGTTTCCAGGATACGGCAAGAACGACGGCGGTGTAGGCAACACCAACGAGTTTGGATTCCGCAACTATGCCAGCAGATTGCCAGAAGTTTACTCTGGACACCCTAACAGAATTGAGCGTTATAATCAGTATGAGAACATGGACATGGACTCAGAAATCAACGCCTGCTTGGACATTATTGCAGAGTTCTCCACACAGCTGAACGAACAAAACGGCACGCCGTTTGATATTGACTATCAAGACAAGCCCACTGACCACGAAATTGAAATCATACGCAAGCAGATGAAACAGTGGGTCAAGCTGAACAAACTGGATCAACGCATATTCAAACTGTTCCGCAACACCATCAAGTACGGCGATCAAATCTTTGTGCGTGATCCAGAAACATTTGAAATGATGTGGGTGGACATGAGCAAGTTGGCCCGTGTGATTGTGAACGAATCAGAAGGCAAACGTCCTGAACAGTATGTGATTCGTGACATCAACCCTAACTTCCAGAACATGACTGTGGCAGCAAAGACCACCACAGACTACATGACCAATCCTGTAACTGGGTCAATTTCTGGCAGCTCTAACTACACCATGCCCAACGGCGGCACAGGTGGTGGCGTGGGCAACAGCCGCTTTATGACTGCCATGAACGAAGTTTGTTTGGATGCCAAGCACGTGGTGCATATGAGTCTGAACGAAGGCCTAGACACGTTTTGGCCATTTGGCAAAAGCATCTTGGAAAACATCTACATGGTATTCAAACAAAAGCAATTGCTTGAAGATGCCATCTTGATCTATCGTGTGCAACGTGCGCCAGAGCGTAGAATATTTAAAATTGACGTGGGCAACATGCCATCACACTTGGCCATGCAGTTTGTGGAACGTGTGAAAAACGAAATGCATCAGCGCAGAATTCCTACAGTAACAGGTGGCGGCAACAACATGATGGACAGCAGTTACAACCCGCTGTCAATCAACGAAGACTACTTCTTTCCACAGGGTCAAGACGGTCGTGGATCATCAGTTGAAGTGCTACCTGGCGGTCAAAACTTGGGCGAAATTGACGATTTAAAGTATTTCAACAACAAAATGGCCCGTGGTTTGCGTGTGCCATCTAGCTATTTGCCTACTGGTCCAGACGACTCAGACCGTGTGACTAGTGACGGAAAAGTAGGCACAGCCCTTATCCAAGAGTATAGATTCAATCAGTATTGTGAACGTTTACAAGCACTAATTGTGCAAAAGTTGGACGATGAATTCAAGATGTTCTTGAAGTGGCGCGGGTTTAATATCGACTCTAGCTTGTTCAACATCAAGTTCAATGCACCACAAAACTTTGCAAGTTATCGTCAAAGCGAACTGGACAACACCAGGATCACAGCGTTTTCACAGCTGGAACAGTTACCTTACATGAGCAAGCGTTTTATGCTGGAGCGTTTCTTGGGCTTGACTGAAGATGAAATTCAGAAGAACGAAGAAATGTGGCGTGAAGAACATGATGATGTTGATGCACCAGCTGTGGCTGGCAGCGACTTGCGAGCTGTGGGTGTAACACCAAGTGGCATGGAAGCTGACATTGCTACTGGCACAGAAATGGCTGGTATGGACCAACCCGGTGCAGAAGGCATGACAGGTCCCGGAGCAGCACCTCCAGCCGCCGGTCCCGGAGCACCAGGTACCGTATAAATAACAACATGCTACTGACAGAAATCTACAATCAACAGCCTCAAGCCTATCAAGACCTGAGCCAAGACAACAGTCAACTGCAACTCAGTGACTTGCGCAAAACTCGCTTGACTCTGCGTCAGTTAAACAAACTGCGCAAAATGAATGACATTCGTTCAGTAGAGTTTAAAGACAAACTCAAATTGATACGCAAACAGTATCAACCTCCAGCACAACCTATAGCCTAATCAGTCGGCGAGAAAAAACAGCCGTTTTGAGGGGTAAACACTATAGTTTTTGACTGTTATATTAAATAACAGCACACTTTACCTATAGGAGTTTACCCAATATGAACCGTTTCGAACAATTAATCGAATACGTCATTAATGACGAAGAACAAAAAGCCCGCGAACTTTTCCATGACATCGTTGTGGAAAAAAGCCGCAAGATCTATGAAAACTTAATGGCCGAAGAAGAATTAGATGAAGCTGCTGAAGAAGAGCTCGACGAAGCAGAAGAAGACGACCTTGACGAAGGCATGGCCATGGGCGGAGACGCTGCTAATAACTTGATCGACAATGTCGAAACTGACGAACAAGACGACATGAGCATGGAAGGCGAAGATGACGCCGAATTTGACGACGAAGCCGAAGAAGCTGGCGACGACTTAACTGGTGATTTAGAAGCTGATCACGATGAGTTTGGCGGTAGCGAAGGCGGTAGCGATGAAACTGCTACCAAAGACGACATCATGAATTTGGAAGACAAACTGGATCAGTTGATGGCCGAGTTTGAAGCTGCTATGGGCGGCGACGAAATGGGCGATGGTGACGGATTTGGTCCTGACGAAGGTGGTGATGCCATTGAAATGGACGACACCGGCGAAATGGAACCAGGCATGATGGAAGCCATCAGCTTGAAAGCAGCCCCAAAACCAGTTACAACTGAACAAGGTAATGGCAAAGCAGGTCCTGTAGCATTCAACTCAGGTGCAACTGGTATGGCCAGCAAGCCAGTACACACCGGTGCAAACGAAGGTGGACGTCATGACACCGCTGCTTACAGCAACAACACAAAAGAGTTAATTGGCAAAGTGGGTAACACACCTGCTCAGTCAACTCAAGATCTCAAGCCTGCTACCAAGCCACATTTGGGCCAAGCATCAGGCGTGAACACAAAGAGCCCACTACCAAGCGGTCGTAAGGGTTAATTAGATGTCATCTAGATACCTAAGAGAAGATCTCACTTTTAGCCAAGCCAACATCCAAGTTTTGGAAGAAGCTGATGTTGGCGGCAAGAAGCACCTCTATCTCAAAGGCATTTGCATTGAAGGCGACAAGAAGAATGCAAATGAGCGTATCTATCCCCGACACGAAATTATCAAGGCAGTTGAAACCATCAACGAACAGATCCGTAACGGTAACTCCGTTTTAGGTGAAGTGGACCATCCAGACGATCTCAAGATTAACTTGGATCGTGTGTGTCACACAGTTGAAGGCATGTGGATGGACGGACATGCTGGTTGCGGCAAGTTGAAAATTCTGCCAACCCCAATGGGTGAATTGATAAAGACTCTGTTAACATCAGGCGTGAAGCTGGGTGTCAGCAGTCGTGGATCAGGTAATGTTGATGACAGAACCGGACATGTAAGTGACTTTGAAATCGTCACTATAGATGTGGTTGCCCAACCCAGTGCTCCTAATGCGTATCCTACAGCAATCTATGAAGGTCTCATGAATATGAGAAACGGTCATAAGATCTTAGAGATGGCTAGAGAGTCTGGTCAGGACGACAAAGTGAAAAAGTATCTCGCAGGTGAGGTTAAACGCCTCATTCGAGAACTTAAAATCTAAGGAGAATGAGGCATGTTTGATGCTATTAAACCATTGCTAGATAGCGGATTAATCAACGAAGATGTCAGTAAGGAACTCAATGAAGCTTGGGAATCTAAACTGACAGAAGCTCGTGAATTGGTTCGTGCTGAACTTCGTGAGGAGTTTGCACAACGCTATGAGCACGACAAGTCAGTGATGGTAGAAGCCCTAGATAAGATGGTAACAGAAGGTCTCGCAGGAGAACTAGCTAATATTACTGCTGAAAAGCGTAATTTAGCTGAAGACCGTGTGAAGTTTCAACACAAGATGAAAGAGTCAGCAACCAAGTTTAATAGCTTTTTGGTGACCAAACTGTCTGAAGAAATTTCTGAACTGCGTAAAGACCGTAAAATGCACGCCGAAGGTGTCAATAAACTTGAACACTTCGTTGTGCAGGCTCTAGCTAGAGAAATTACAGAGTTCGCTCGAGACAAACGTGATGTTGTAGAAACAAAAGTTCGTTTAGTACGTGAAGCTCGTAGCAAGCTAGAAGGACTCAAGTCACGATTCATTAAAGAATCTGCACAAAAAATGAGTTCTGCTGTTAGCCGTCACTTGAAGGCTGAACTGAACCAATTGCAAGAAGACATTAAAGTTGCTCGCGAGAACAATTTTGGTCGTCGTATCTTCGAAGCGTATGCTACTGAATTTGGCGCTACTCACTTGAATGAGAAAGCCGAAGTTCGTAAGTTGCATGACACAATTGCGCACAAAGACAAGAAATTGTCCGAGGCAATTCGTCTCACCATGAAAGCAAAAGTCCTGGTTGAGAATAAAGAGCGCGAACTGCGTATGATTAAAGAATCCAATGAGCGTGATAGCACAATGGATGAATTGTTACGTCCCTTAAACAAGGAAAAACAAGAAGTCATGCGTAATTTGCTTGAAAGCGTCCAAACTAACCGTTTGAAAAACGCATTCGAAAAGTATCTACCAGCAGTGTTGGAAGACCGATCAGCTAAAGCCCGCAAGGTGATCTCTGAGCAAGTATCCGCAGTTACCGGTGATAAGACAGTTCCACAAAAGTCAGAATCTGATGAAGATCGCAGTAATGTGATTGATCTCAAGAGACTGGCTGGACTGTGATAATAAAAATTTAGGAGACTTAAATGTCACAAGAACTTTTAGAAAGTCGCTGGAGCGAGACCAAAGAAGCTCTGCTTGAAGGTTTAAACGGCACCAAGCGCAATTCGATGAGTGTTATCCTGGAAAACACCAAGCGTTACTTGAAAGAGAACGCAAGTGCTGGATCAACCTCTTCTGGCAACATTGCCACACTTAACCGTGTGATTCTGCCAGTTATCCGACGTGTGATGCCAACCGTTATTGCTAACGAGTTGGTTGGTGTTCAGCCAATGACCGGCCCTGTTGGTCAGATCCACACTCTGCGTGTGCGTTATGCACAAAGTTTGACTGATACTTCTGCTGCTGCAACTTCTGTTACAGCCGGCCAAGAAGCATTGAGCCCATTCACGATTGCTACAGCTTACTCTACTGTTCCCCAAGGAACAAGTACAGCTACATCCTACACTGGTGGTAACACAGCAGTGATGGAAGGTACTGGCGGTAAGCAAATCAGCGTTCAAATCTTGAAACAAGCTGTTGAAGCCAAGACCCGCAAGTTGCAAGCTCGCTGGACTTTTGAATCTGCACAAGACGCACAAGCCATGCATGGTATTGACGTTGAAGCAGAAATCATGGCTGCTCTGGCACAAGAGATTACCGCTGAGATTGACCAAGAGATTCTTTTGAGCTTGCGCTCATTGGCATCTACTGAGTTCACATACAACCAAGCTACCGTTTCAGGTACAGCTACATTCGTTGGTGACGAACACGCCGCTTTGGCTGTTTTGATCAACCGTGTTGCTAACTTGATCGCCCAACGTACACGTCGTGGCGCTGGTAACTACGCTGTTGTGAGTTCAGCTGCGTTGACAGTGTTGCAAAGTGCAACTACTTCAGCTTTTGCTCGTACCACAGAAGGCACCTTTGAAGCACCTACAAACACCAAGTTTGTTGGTACCCTGAACGGTTCTATGCGTGTGTTTGTTGACAGCTATGCTGCTGACACCACACCAGTTCTGGTTGGATACAAAGGCTCTTCAGAAGCTGACGCTCCTGCATTCTACTGCCCATACATTCCTTTGATGAGCAGTGGTGTTGTGTTGGATCCAACAACCTTTGAACCAGTGGTGTCATTCATGACACGTTATGGTTACATTGAGTTGACCAACACTGCAAGTTCGTTCGGTAACGCCGGCGACTATGTTGGTGAGATCGCAGTATCTAACTTGTCATTCTCCTAATCAGAGAATCCAACCCAGGGATGGGAAGGCAAAAACCTGCTTCGGCAGGTTTTTTGTTGGCTAAGTATTTGAATGAATATTATATACGCAAATAGCATTGATCCAATTTATCCTAAGGATTATGCGCGAGATTATTTGAATCAATTTCTTCCCAATCAAACTTGTTTTCTTTTTACTGACAACAACATTAATAGATTTTCTGACATTGACACGGTGCTTAGTGCCGCAGGTAAGTTAGATTTTATACTAATTGACATTACTCACAATGTAGTGGGACTAAAACACAATCAGTTTAGTACCACTTGTAACGGCAATCTCATTCATACCATAGAACAATTGGTTGAATATTGTGAATTGTATGCTCCAACTGTTGTGCTACATTGCGATTTTAATTATCAATCCAATACTAGCCACTATTTTTATTTTCCACTTTGGTTATGGATGTGGTCAGCAAAAAAACCATTGTGGTATGCAAATGAAGGGAAACAACTCAATTTGTATGATGTGTTAGAAAATAAAACTCAAGGACTGTTTTGTTTAAACAGAACACCAACCTGGCACAGGATTTTGTTGTTTAATACTATTGTAGAAAAATCATGGTTCTCAAAAATATCATATACGTTTGGTAATCATGGACACGGCAAACAATTTGAACATGCGTTTCACAGTTTAACTCAATTAGAGATAACTGAATTTGAACGCAAAAAACATTATTTGCCTTTTGTGTTAATTGATGAAGATAAAGAAGATACTACAGATGTAGGAGTATCACACCCAGTCTGGAGCACTCACACATTTAATCTAGTGACTGAGTCTTCAATATCCTATACATTACTCAGTGAAAAAACAGCTAAACCTTTTGTAACAAAAATGATACCTATTATTTTAGGACCTCAAAATGCTGCACAACATTTAACAGAACTAGGTTTAGATATGTTTGAGGATATTGTACCTTGGTATACTTGGGACCACTTAGAAAGTCCAAGAGATCGGATTAGTATTATAGTAAATTTTTTAGAAGATTTTCTCAAACAAGATCTTGTGGCAATCTATCATGCCAACAAACATAGAGTCGATTGTAACAAAGAATTTTTTCATAGCGAAAAATTTAGAAAAAATCTTCTTAAAGATATGGTCAAACTTTCATCCAACTGAGATATTGACTAACTTTTTTCTTGACACTGGCCCAGTCGCCCATTGCGGGCTGACGGAACAGGCGTGCAGTTGAGTACCATGGTGAATCATCACGATTTAACAACCAGCGCCAGTCTGTACCAAACCAGTTGAGCATAATCCAGGTAGGACGACCTAGTGCTCCGCTAAGATGTGATACAGCAGTGTCCACACCAATTACAACGTCCATGGCCATGATTAAGGCCGCAGTGTCTACAAAACTTGTAATACTGCCAGGATATGCCTTGACTCCTGCTTCCACTAGTGCTGCTTCTTCTTCGGGTGTGGCATCAATTTGCAAATTAACCCATTCATATTGAGAATTTGTTCGGATCAGTTCCAGCATGTCTTCAAACGGCATGCCCTTGTGACGATTCAACCAAGCATCACGACGGCCACTCCAACAAAATCCCACCCTCATGCGAGTCTTGGGACCTAGTATTTGCAACCATTCTTGCTGTTTGTTCATATCTACGTTGAGATAGTTCACAGGCTTTGGCAAGTTTTCTAGTGTGACACCCAAGATGCCAGGAATGCTCATGATAGGAATCCAGTAGTCAAACTTGCCAACATCATCTAAATAGCCGCCAACTCGTTCAATGATGGGGCTGTTGCTTAATAAAGGAATCAATCCGTCTGTTACTTTGAGTTTGATCTTTGCACCTGCCACATGCAAGTTCCACAAGAAGCGCACAAACTGAATATTGTCTCCATGACCTTGTTCGCCTTCCACAAGGATAGTTTTGTCTTTTAAGTCTTGACCAGTCCAACGTGGCTGTGTGTGTTTGGGCAGTTGACCGGCAAGATGCTCATAGTTCCAACGCACTTCATACAAAGGCCATCCTTGAGCATAGTTGCCCTGGATCAAATAGCTTACTGCTAGATTAAAAAGGGCTGTGACATTCTGTGGTTCTAACACAATGGCATGCTGTAAGAATGGCACAGCTCGTGCAGGTTGCCCACATTCTCTCATGACATTGCCATAGTTGTTCCAGGCAGCAGCCAAGTCCATGTCTTCTACAAATGCTTGAGCATAGCATTTGAGAGCTTCAGTTGGTTGATTTTGTGCTCGGTATTCGTTGCCTTGAGCAATTAAAAGTTGTGTATCCATGGCTATATTTAAGGTGCAGTTCAAGCCATTTTACATTTTCGCTAAATACTTGTCAACGCAAATTGGCGTTTTATGCGGTATTAACCCCACCGCGTAGCGGCTAGAACCCGCATCGGACTTCTGTTAAGGAGAAAACAAATGGGTCGTCCTCTAAAAATTCAAAAACGTTCTACCGGTTCAGGCAATGGCGGCGCAGCCGTTAACGTCGACATTGGTTATCCAAACTTTGGATCATTAACTGATCCAGTTTACAACTCACCTGTTCAAACCCTGGACAGTACACAATATGTGGGCGTGGTTGGTGGTGCAAGTTCTGCTGCCACTTCAGCTACAAATCCTCGTACATTAGTGGAAGTAAACATTACATTGGCTTCTGGATCAGCTGCTGGTACAGCCGCGGGTTATATTATCCGCCAAAAAGGCAGCCACAAATACCTAGTTGGTGATAGTACCAGCCGTAGTGCTCTTGTTGTGGGAAATGCCTATCGTATTACCACAGTGGGTGACACTGTCTGGACATCATATGGTGCTCCTGCAGGCTATGCAGTAGGTACAATTTTTACTTGTACTGTCGTAAACGCTAACACCGGTACAGGCCGTGTGAACCTAGTTGGTGTTTGTGTTCTTAGTAATGCAGCATCGCCCACAAACGGTAACATGAGTATTGCTTATGTTGATGATACTAGTTCTGAAGTGTATGTTTCTAAACTAACTAATCGTTTCATGCTAGGTTGGGAAGGTGGATCAAACTATGCCGCTACTTCTGTTGTTGCAGACGTTCGTGCATTGGCCAACTTCTTCACAGACGAAGGCACAATGATAAAGTCAGGCACCACTGGTGGAGTCAATACTGGGTCTGCTCAAAGCGGACAACAGAATTTACTGAACCTTGCCCTGATACAAAACGCTACAAGCTAATTTGTAGCAACTCACAATCCTCCCGGATATATACTGGGAGGATTTTTTATGGCCGCAGCGTTTGTATTAGGTAACGGAGTTACTCGTAAAGGTATTAATTTGGAACATTTGCGCACACACGGCACAATCTATGGGTGCAATGCGTTGTACAGAGATTTTACACCAGATGTGTTGATTGCTACTGATCGCCCAATTAGCGAGCAAATACAGCATTCAGGTTACCCACTAAAAAACAAATTCTACACTAGAAAACCACTTGATGGACTTGGTGCGCATCGTGTTCCTGATCAATACTGGGGATACAGTTCTGGACCATTAGCAACAGCAATTGCAGCAGCGGATCAACACATGGATATTTATTTGTTAGGATTTGATATGGCCGGTATTAATGAACGATTTAACAATCTATACGCCGACTCTGAATTCTACAAGCGCAGTGGAGCAAATCCAACTTATACTGGCAATTGGGAACGTCAACTGCTCAAAGTCATGCAAGATTATCCGCACACAAACTTCATTAGAGTGCATGGAGCAGTCACAGCAGACGTGCCAGAATTTAACAAACACCCCCGATACTCACGCCTAAACATTGGAGATTTCCAAAGCCTGTTTGGTGTTTGACCCAAAGTCAGCATAGGACATGCCCTGGTAAATATACAATAGGGCCAGATTCAGCATGACACAACAAGTAATCAACACCGGTGCGGTGGCAAACGACGGTACAGGCGAAAGCCTGCGCAATGCGTTTGATGCAGTTAACAATAACTTTGCCAACATCTGGACGGCCGGACCTGTAGACTCACAGGTTGTAATTAGCAACAATCGCATATCTACCACGGTACAAAATCTAGCATTAGTACTAGCCGGCAACGGCGTTGGTACCATCACAGTTGACAGTTCTGTTGTTCCTGGCATTGATTCTGTATACGATTTAGGAACTGCTAATTCAAGATTTGACAGTGTTTATAGTAGATACTTTTACGGTAACGGCGCATTTTTAACTGGCATCAGCAACGGCAGCGGCAGCGCAACTTCTGTAACATTTGCTGCCACGCCGCCTTTAGCTGCTAACATTGGCGATATCTGGATTCAAAGTGATACTGGCATACAGTACCTCTACTTCAATGACAACACCAGTAACCAATGGGCAGAACTAGAAGCTTATCAAAGTTTCAGTTCTGGCGGAACAGGCAACGGTAATGTTGATCTAACTAATTTGTCGTCAGACATCATACCCAGCACTAATAACAGTTACAGCTTGGGCAACAGTGTGCGCCAATGGAAAGACCTCTGGGTCAGCAACAGCACAATCTATCTAAACAGCTTGCCAATAACAGCAGATGGAGCAAACTTAAAAGTGAATGGCAACACGGTACTCACAACCAGCAGTCCTTTGAGTTTTAGTAACTTGAGCGTGACAGGCAATGTGAATGCAAATGCAGTTTATACCAACAACTATTTTTATGCCAATGGTGCACCTTTTCCGCAAGGTAGCAACAGCTTGCCAGGCACAACCATATCGCTCAAAGATAATGTAATAGCCACAACCACACTAAATCAAAATTTGGTATTGAGTGCAAACGGTGTGGGTAATGTACAAACCAACAGCAGTATCATGCCTGGCATCACTGGAGTTTATGAAATTGGGTCATCTGCTTTAAAATATGATTCGGTGTATGCCAGCTATCTTTATGGAAATGTCAGCGCCACAAATGTCACAGTTGCTACTGGCGGATTTATGAAACTGCCAGTTTATACAGCAGCAAATTTAAGAACTTATACTGGACAAGTAGGGTGGGTTGCCACAGTATCAAACAGCACAACACCAGCAGGCAAAATGGCATTTTGGGACACCACAAACAATCGTTGGAGTTATGTCAGTGACAATACCGCAGTTTAAAAATCAAATAAGTATTAAGATAGACATAAAAAAATGCCAACATTAAATTTTCCAACCAATCCAACACTGAATCAAACATACAGTTTTGGCGGAAAAACTTGGGTGTGGAACGGCCAAGGTTGGCAGCTGTCTGCCTCTGGCGCAATCAATAATATTCCTATTGGTAACATCACACCTGCTTCAGGTGCGTTTACCACTCTGGCAGCTAACACTTTTGCTGCCAACGGCATCACAGTACTGGGCAATATTACTGGCGCAAATTTAAATGCCACTGGCAATCTCAGTGTTGCTGGCAATGTCAATTCGCCACTAAACGTTACAGCCAATGTTACTGCCACAAACTTTGTCACAGCAGGCACGCTGACTGCTGGCATAGTTAGCTCTACAGGCAATGTGACCGGTGCTTACATTATTGGTGATGGTAGCCAGCTTACAAATCTTCCAGGTGTTAACTATTCAAACGCCAATGTGGCCAATTACTTGCCCACATACACAGGCAACCTTGCGAGCTTAACAGGTCCTGTAACAACTACAGGCAACTTAACTGGCGCAAATGTTGTTACTAGCGGATTGGTCACAACCACAGGCAATATCACAGGCGGTAACTTACGCACAGCAGGCAGCATAACTGCCACAGGCAATATCACAAGTGGTAATCTTGCCACCGGCAATATTATTTCAGCTAGTATCAACAGTTCAGGATTAATTTCGGCTGTAGGTAACATCACCGGTTCATACATTTTTGGTAATGGTAGTCAACTAACTGGGTTACCAGCTACCTATTCAAATGCCAATGTGGCAGCTTACCTGCCAACTTACACGGGCAACTTGCCCAACTTAACAGGCCCAGTTACTACCACAGGTAACCTAACTGGTGGCAATGTTTTAACAACTGGAGTGATCAGTGCTGCTGGTATTGTTACAGGTGGTAATGTTAGCACAGGCAATATTACAGCTGGTAATGTCAGTACCACTGGCAATGTTCGAGCAGCATACTTCTTAGGCGATGGCAGCCAGCTTACCAATTTGCCAGCAGGTAATTATTCAAACGCAAACGTAGCCGACTACTTGCCAACTTATACAGGCAACCTGGTCAGTTTAACTGGACCAGTTACAACCACAAGTAACTTGACTGGTAGCAATGTATTAACTAGTGGATTGATATCAGCAACTGGTAATATCACAGGTGGCAACGTTGCTACTGGTAATATTGTTGCTGGCAATTTAAGAACCGCTGGAACAATCAGTGCTACCGGCAATATTGTTGGTGCTTACATTTTAGGTGATGGTAGCCAATTAACAAACTTACCTGCTGGCAACTATTCAAACGCAAACGTAGCCGACTACTTGCCAACTTATACAGGCAACCTGGTCAGTTTAACTGGACCAGTCATAACCACAAGTAACATCACAGGTGGAAACTTACAAACTGGTGGAAGTTTAACTGTATCTGGCAATATTGCCGGTGGTAATGTTTCTACTGGTAATATTGTTGCTGGCAATGTCAGCACAGTTGGCAATGTTCGAGCAGCATACTTTTTGGGAGATGGTAGCCAATTAACAAACTTACCTGCTGGTAATTATTCAAACGCAAACGTAGCCAACTACCTGCCTACGTATACTGGTAATCTTGCAAGTTTAACAGGTCCAGTTACAACCACAGGTAACTTGACTGGCAGCAATGTATTAACTAGTGGATTGATATCGGTAACTGGTAATATCACAGGTGGCAATATTGCTACTGGAAATATACTTGCTGGTAATATTAGCACTGCTGGTAATGTTCGTGGTACTTATATTTTAGGTGATGGTAGCCAATTAACAAACTTACCTGCTGGCAATTATTCAAATGCCAATGTAGCCAACTACTTGCCCACATACACAGGTAACTTGGTCAGTTTGACAGGGCCAGTTACTACTACTTCAAACATAACAGGTGGTAATTTAGTCACTGCTGGATCAATCACAGCCACTGGCAACATTGCAGGCGGCAATATTGCTACAGGTAATTTGATTGCTGCCAATGTAGCTTCGTTAGGTGCAGTTAGTGCAGTAGGCAATGTTGCTGGCACGTACTTCATTGGTAATGGTGCTTTCTTAACTGGTATTGCCAGTGGCAACTCAAACTATTCAAATGCCAATGTGGCTGCCTATTTGCCAACTTATACTGGCAATTTGGTTAGCCTTGCTGGACCAATTGTTACTACAGGCAACATTACTGGCAATTACATATCAGCTACGGGCAATATATTTGCCGGAAACATTACAGCCAACAGTCGATTAAGTGTTGGCCAGGCTAACATTTATCCCAACAATTTTGATCCAGCAGTATTGACCATTCAAGCTGATGCAGTTGGATTCTCTGGACTGATAATTGCCACAGGTGATATATCTGGTAACAATTTGTCAGCTGGTGGCAATGTAATTGGTGGCAATATACGCACTGCTGGCATAGTTAGTGCTGTTGGTAACATTTATGCTGCTAACTTTGTTGGTAACGTTACTGGCAACATTAATGTACCAGGCGCCAATACACAAATTTTATTTAACGATGGCGGCCTAGCCGGCGCCAGCGCTGGCCTTACATTTAACAAAACCACACAAGTTCTTTCAGTCACTGGCAATATTCAAAGTGGCAACTTACGCACTGCTGGATTAATCAGTGCAACTGGTAACATAGCTGGTCAATACTTTGTTGGTAACGGTAGTCTACTCACTGGCATTATTGCTTCGGCTGGCGCTGCCATTACAAACGGCAGCAGTAATGTCACAGTTGCAGCCAATGGCAATGTCACAGTTACAGTGACCGGAAATTACAATGTTGCAACAGTAGCCACAACTGGTGTTTATGTAGCAGGTTTAGTATCAGCCACAGGCAATATTGCTGGCAATTACTTGTTGGGTAATGGTAGTCAACTAACCGGATTACCAGCCACTTATTCAAATGCCAATGTTGCGGCATACTTGCCTACATACTCTGGTAACTTGCCAAGTTTAACTGGATTAGTTTCTACCACAGGCAATATCAGTGGCAGTTACTTGTTAGGCAATGGTGCTTTAATTACTGGACTACCGGCTGGCTATAGTAATGCTGATGTAGCTGCATACTTGCCAACATATTCAGGTAATTTAGTCAGCCTAACCGGATTGGTTTCTACCACCGGCAACATCAGTGGCAATTATGTTTTAGGTAACGGTGCGTTGCTAACTGGTGTGATCACATCAGTGGCCAATATCAACAACGGCACATCAAACATCACAGTTGTGAGTTCAGGTGGTAACATCACTGTAGGTGTTGGCGGTACAGGCAATGTAGCTGTGTTTGCCACAACTGGCGAATACGTCACAGGTGTAGTAAGTGCAAGCGGTAATATTACTGGTAGCAATTTGGTCACCAGCGGGTTAGTAACAGCAACTGGCAAT